TTCAATCAAAGACAAGTATTTATACGAAACAATCAAAGACTTTCAAGATGCTGACTTAAAGCCAATGGGCCGGTCAACCATGCAAAAGATTAAATTTGATGAAACTATGGCAATGAAAGAACAAAAACATACTGGTGCAATTGCTTACAGTTTTGATAGCGGTGTTTTAAGAGAGAAATATACAGAACAACGAATGGCAGACAGAAAATCAGCTAAGATGCCTAAAGTATATGTAAGTGGTAACAGTCTAAGTCATATAGGTTAATTTTAGCTATTGACTAGCAACTAAAAGTGAGTAATATAACTTAAATTACAACCAACATAAGGGAATTATCATGGGTTACTACAAAGAAGCAGAAATTAAAGGTGTTAAAGCATCTGATGGTACTGGTGAAAAGAAAGAAGCTACTAAAGGTGGCGTTGCCATGGGTAAAAAAGATGCAGTAGGTGCTGATAGCTTATTTAAAGGCGGTAGTTCAAACAAAGTTTGCTATACACATACTAAAGGTTGTAAATAACAAGACCCTGCTAGGTTCATAACACCTAGCAAAGTCTCTAACCAAATCAATGAGAGGATTGAAATGGCTGAAAGTAATATTATAGAAAATTGTGGTGCTTGTAAATTTTTCACTAATGGTGATATTTTAGGCACTTGTGTTCGTTTTCCGCAAGGTGTCAATAAACATGAAACTAACTGGTGTGGTGAGTTCATTCAGTTAGTAGTAGCTAAGAAACGTGGGAGACCGTATGCTAAAGCCAATGGGTGATAAGATACTGGTCAAACCAGAGGAACGTATTAAGAGTAGTATTATTGCTGTCATTCAAGATGAGCAATTTAATATGGGTACAGTAGTTGCAGTCGGTAATGGCAAAAAGCTAAGTTCTACTAAGCGTGAAGAAATGCCAGTAGCAGTTGGTGACAGAATACGGTTTGGCACTATGAACCGAGAAAAGAAAGAAGAGTATTTAAAATTTACTGAACATTTTGAAGGCAATCAGAGATATTTGCTCATGAGCTGGAAAGATGTTTGCTTTATAGTTGATTAAAAGGAAATCATTATGTCAAATTCAGTCGCAATCGGTGTAGCTTATCAAGACCAATACCTAAATGGTGCTGTCATTGAAAACTCATCAGTAACAGGCTTAACAGCATTATCTTTAGGCACATTAGCAGCACCTGTAGCTGTAACAACTGCCGATACTAAAGTTACTAGCTTCTATGGTACGTCATCAGCAACATCAGGTGATACTCGTTTAAATTACAGCAAATTAACCTTTACCTCTACTGGCTCTGGTGAAACATCACGTGCTTTCTCTGTAGTAACAGGCGCAAATGGTGCAACAGCAGGTACTATTAATGGTTCTCATGTTTCATTAGAAATTGATGGTTCTGGTACTATTTCAGGTGCTGGTAATGCTTTACGTGCAACATTAGGTGGTACATCAACAAACCCAAAAGGCACTTTAGCTGCAATTCAAGCAGATAGTAATTTTGCTTCTGGTGGTACATGGACTAACGCATCATTCATTCGTTTTACCAATAGCGGTACAGGTACTGTTAGTTATCTTGCTAATGTACCAACAACAGGCAGTGGCTTAATCGTAGCACCACATATTACACAAGTAATGACCGATTCAATTCGTATCGTTATGGCTGATGGTAATGTGCGTTACATCATGTGTACTACTTCTGCTGCTAACCGTACTGGTGGTGCATAAGCATGAAAATTACTAAAGAATTTTTGGTAGCTGAAATCAGTAGTCTTGAGCAAGAACTACAAAAGGCGCAAGTCTTTAATATTCAAGCTCAAGCTACTATTGCTGCATACAAGATGCTAATCAATAAACTTGATGAACCTATTGAAGCTGAACTAGTAGAATCAGAATAATTTGAATGATTTCAACACACTAAAAATATTTAAGAATCAAAAACATGACATTTGAATCAAATATAGAACGTGGCGCACCTAAGGGCAATCAAAATGCTGCTAAGGGTAAGATGTTTTATGAAGCATTGCGTAAGGCTCTGACACAAGATTCTAAGAAGCTGAATGACGTAGTAGATGGATTAATTGAAGCTGCTATTGCTAGAGAACCATGGGCAGTCAAAGAGCTAATTGATAGAGTAGATGGGAAGGCCATCCAAGCTATTGAGAACTCTGATGGCTCACCATTGTTAGCTGGCATACAAGTTACGTTTGTTAGACCTGATGCAGATAATATTTAAACTCTACAAGTTTCAGTTCTACTTCTGTATAGGCAAAGTGTATGACATTGCTAGAGACTGTTTTGCTAGACAAGCATTAACTGTTAAGTATGGCAGTCATAGATATAACTGGACAATACATGAATGATGTAACTGAACAGCTATCAAAAGTAGAGTTTCCATATAAGCTCTCATGCTTGTTTGAAAAGAGTAGATACAAGTGTTTGTTTGGTGGTCGTGGTGGCTCTAAGAGTTGGGGAGTAGCAAGAGCTTTACTGATACTAGGTGCTAAAAACCCATTACGCATATTATGTGCAAGGGAATTTCAGACTAGCCTTAAAGACTCTGTTCATAAGCTATTGAGTGACCAAATACTTGCACTAGACTTAACATCATTCTATGAAGTGACACAAGCAAGCATAAGAGGTGCAAATGGTACAGAGTTTGCATTTGTAGGGTTAAAGAATAACATTGCTAATGTAAAAAGTTATGAGTCAATAGACATAGCATGGGTAGAGGAAGCGCAGACCGTTAGCCGTAGTAGTTGGAATGTATTGATACCAACTATTCGTAAAGATGGTTCAGAAATATGGATTACGTTTAACCCAGAACTTGAAACAGATGAGACATACCAGCGTTTTGTAGTCAATCCACCTAAAGACTGCATCACACAAAGAATTAACTGGAATGATAACCCATGGTTTCCAGATGTATTGAGGTTAGAAAAAGACGCATTAAAAGAACGTGATGTAGCAGCTTACAACACCGTCTGGGAAGGTCTATGTAGATTAACCGTTGATGGTGCTATCTTTGCTAATGAAATGCAGTTAGCAGAGCTACAGAACAGAGTAACTAGAGTAACGTATGACCCTGTTAAGCCGGTTCATGCTGTGTTTGACTTAGGATGGGCTGACCACACCGCTATATGGTTTGTTCAATTTATAGGTATGGAAACACACCTAATTAGATATATACAAGACACACAAAAGACTATCAGTTATTATTTAGCAGAGATGCAGAAGTTTGGTTATGTGTATGACACGATACATTTACCGCATGATGCAGAGAATAAAAACTTAGGTACTGGTAAAAGTATTGAGGAAATAGTAAGAGCATCAGGCTTTAAGACTAATGTATTACCTAGAGTGCCAGTAGTTGATAGTATTAACGCTGCAAGAACTATATTCTCTAAATGCTATTTTGATAGAGAAAACTGTGATGAAGGTTTACAATGCTTGAGACACTACAAGTATGATGTTGACCCTGACACTAAACAGTTTAGTAGAACACCACTACATGATGTTTATTCTCATGGTGCTGATGCTTTTAGATACATTGGTTTGATGATACAAGATACAAAAGAACGTAAGAAACCTAAACAAAATTATATGCAACCTGCATCATGGATGGGCTGACAATGGCAAAAGAATCTAACTTAGAAGATGACAAACGCATTAGTGATGCAAAAGAGTTCTTACGATTAGCGGCTGATGCTGATTCTAATAATCGTAGTGAAGCATTAGAAGATTTAAAGTTTGCTGCTGGTGACCAATGGCCAACTGAAATACAAAACTCACGCACCTTAGAAGCTAGACCTTGTTTAACAATTAACAAAGTAGATGCTTACTGTCGGCAAATAGCCAATCAGCAAAGACAACAAAGACCACGCATGAAAGCGCATGGCATGAACACAAGCTCTGATGCAAAGATGGCAGAGATAATCACAGGTATATTTAGACATATTGAAGTGCAATCTGATGCTGACCAAGCGTATGACAATGCCTTTGATTTCGCAGTACGCATGGGATGGGGATATTGGCGCATTACTACAGATTATGTACGTGATGATTCATTTGACCAAGAAATTTACATTAAGCCTATTGATAATCCATTTACTGTTTACTTTGACCCTAACTCTGTATTGCCTGATGGTTCAGATGCAGAGAAAGTATTAATCACTACTGTTATCCCTAAAGCACAGTTTAGAAAGATGTATCCTGATGCTGATGATGGTCAAGGCTTTAATCAACGTGGTACAGGTGATAGCAATGCTGAATGGGTCACTAAAGAAGATATACGCATAGCAGAGTTCTTTTATACAGAACATAAATCAGTCAAGCTAGTGATGCTATCTGATGGCTCTAGTGCGTTTGAAGATGAGTTGCCTGAACAAGCAATGCTAGACATGGCAGGAATTACGATTATGGATAAACGTGATTCAGTTAAGAAAGTCATCAAGTGGTGTAAGCTAACATCTATGCAAGTGCTAGAAGAGGGTACATGGGCAGGTAAATATATCCCTATCATACCAACTTATGGTCAACAACTCGTAGTAGAAAGCAAACGTAAGAAATATGGCTTAGTCAGAATGGCTAAAGACCCACAGCGTATGTATAACTTCTGGACAACTTCTATTACAGAATCAGTTGCTTTAGCACCTAAAGCTAAATGGTTAATCGCAGAAGGCCAAGATGAGGGTCATGAAAACGAATGGGCGCAAGCTAACATTAAAGCAACTGCTGTCTTACGCTATAAGCAAAAAGATATTGAAGGTATGCCAGCACCAGCACCACAAAGATTACAACCAGAGCCACCACCAGCTGGCATCATGGCTGCAGCCGCAGGAATTACTCAAGATTTAGCACAAGTTATTGGTATATTTGACCCATCACAATTACCTACAGGCAATATCTCTGGTAAAGCTCTGCAAGGTCAGCAACAGCAAGTAGATATGGTGAACTTTCATTACTATGACAATCTGACACGTTCAATGCGTCATTGTGGTCGTATCATATTAGACTTAATACCTAAGATTTACGATAGAGAACGTGTACTACGTATCATAGGTGCTGATGGTAAACCTGAACTAATGACTATTAATCAGTATGGTCAAGATGAGGAAGGTGTCTTTAAGATACTCAATGATGTAACTGTAGGTGAATATGATGTAGTGATGGACACAGGACCGGGCTACAACAGCAAACGTCAAGAAGCAGTAGATTCAATGATGACATTGTTAGCTGCAGACCCTAGTTTAATGCAACAAGCAGGTGACTTAATCTTTAGAAATATGGACTTTCCCGGTGCTGATACGATTGCAGATAGACTTGCAGTTAATAACCCACTAGCGCAAATAGATGATAAGTCTAAGATACCACCACAAGTTCAGATGCAGTTGAAACAACAAGATGCACAGCTACAAGAAGCACAACAAGTTATTCAGAAGCTACAACAAGTCATTAAAGACAGAACAGATACACAAGAAGTTAAAGAGCAACACGCAGATAAACGTAAACTCATGGATGTCACA